TCAAATTTGGGTCTTTTCTACAATTTTGGCGATGTCGCGCAGGGCTTTTTCAAGTGCCTGGGTGCGCGCGTCCTTGCCGTATTCGTGCGGCACTTCGCGCACGATGGACACATTGTTCGTGTCATTATCAAACAGATCATACAGATTAATGTCCGGGAACTTTTGCATGATGCCCACGAAAAAAGTTTGGGTAAAATTCTGCTTTCCGGTCACCATATTACTCAGCGCCTGGCGGCTCATACTCAATCGGTCTGCGAAATCCTTTTGACTCAGGCCGTTTTTCTCGCAGTAATGGTCGATCTTCATCTTTACTGACTGTGGATTAATATTCATAGGGTTAATTTAATGTAAGATTTTGGTAAATATATTTTGTCCAATGAAATAATATATTTACATTTGCTATTAATTACTAACAATTACTAACGATTACTAATGCCAAAGTTAAAGAAAAAAAAGACCGCCTCTCATATTGAATCCAATATCAGAAAGGCATTTGAGGTGATCGATGCGTATCTCCCCAAGACCTATTCCAGCCGGGTGCAGGAAATCCTGCCCGGTGTCAGCCAGATTCATATCCGGCACGTGCGGTGCAAACGGCAGGGTCCTACCAAAATCGTAATGGCATTGAAAAAAGTAGCCCTCGAAGAAAAAGAAATATTATCCTAAACATTTATATCATGACTTCAACCCGACTTTATCCCGGCATGTGTGACGACAGCCTGGAAATCTTCTTCCACTCCGAAGAAAAAGAACTGAAAGCAATCTACAGCGGCAAGGTGATCCCCTTTGCCAATGTGCCGGCGGAGCGCAAGCTCTTCCTGCGTGAGATGTTGCAAAACGAACCCGAAACACAGAAGGCGCTTAACCAGATGTGCGGACCAAATACCCAGGCACAGCTGGAGAAACTGGCGGCCTGCCGGTTTGGCGGATTAAACTTTGAGCCTGATTCCACTTCTGACGGCGTTGCCCAGGCTGATTTCGTGGAATGCCCGCTGCGCGGATCCTGCGTAGGCTGCGGCATCGTGTGCCGTGATATGGAATACAACGGCGAAACGCTGAACACTACCGACATTGAAGCCATCCGCCTGATGGCCACTGACCACAAAACCGAACTCCTTGCCGAAGAACTGCACATGCCCTTGGGATCCTTCCATGTGTACCGTACCAGCCTGTTTCGCCGGATCGGGGTTAAAAGCAAACCAGAATTAGCCAGAGTAGGTGTTGAATTGGGGCTGATTTAAACTATCCTTTTTTTTCATGCCCTGCTGCATGGCGGGGCTTTTAAAAATCACATTATGAAAAATATAAAACCAATCCTGTTCAGTACCGAAATGGTACAGGCAGTATTAGCAGGAAGAAAAACGCAGACGAGAAGATATTGCGCTAACAGTAGTGAAGTGTTCGAAAATTACTATACGAGCAATCGTTTTTGGAATGCAGATATTGAAGATGATCCTAATCCTTTAGCGCAGTTTGTACAATTCCGCGAACTTCAGGTACAAGCTCGATATAAAGAGGGAGACATTCTTTGGGTTCGGGAAACTTGGGTAAGGTTACACGAGGCCTATCTGCAAAAATTAGATCCTGATCCGTTAAGTCCACACTTTTTTTATTGGTATAAAGCTGATGGCGAACCTGTTCATTTTGAACATTATAATGAAAGCTGGAAACCTTCCATATTTATGCCCAAAGAAGCCGCCCGCATTTTCCTGAAAGTAACTGATGTGCGCGTGGAGCGGCTGCAGGATATCTCGGAAGAAGATGCGCTCGCAGAGGGCATCAAGGTTATTGACAAAGATGAAGCCTATTTCGATTATGAATTTAATGGAAAGAACGGACACTACGCTACCGCCCGGGGCTCCTTCGCTTCTTTATGGCAATCTATCAACTGCAAAAAACATCCGTGGGATTCCAACCCGTGGGTGTGGGTGTACACTTTTGAGCGAGTAGAAAAACCTGAAAACTTTTTAGCATGAAAAACTTTCTCACCAAAATCCGCTTGCGCTTCAGCAGTAACAGAATTATAAAAACACACTGGTAACATGGCCGAACAAACATTTAGAGATATCGAACTTAAACTGCTGGAGGTAACCAATCACGGACTGGATATCATCCAACAGATCTATCAGCAGGCGCGCCTCGGCAAAAACTTCCGCATCCGCGAGGATGACCGCACCGAGTCCGCCTCCATGAAACTCCTGACGAGCAAAACAGGCGTAACTGCCTATTGCATTACCGATTTTGGCGGCTCCATTTCAAAAGAAAATTGCTTCGGCATTTATGCGCTGGATAAAAACCTGTCCTACACGGAAGCTGTATTGGAACTGGCAAACGATTACCAAGCACGAGGACATCAGATCCTCGAAACTGAAAAGGTGATCTACAAAGCCGAGTACCGCGAATACACGCCGCAGGATTTCCCGCACACACTGAATGATAAAGGCTTTCATTTCATCACCAAGGATTTCACTCCTTTCGAACTGGGGCTGCTCGGCCCGGAAATTAAAGGTGGTGCCGGCGAATCCGAAAACGGAAATTACCGTACACCCCTGGTGACGGCAGAAGTTTGCCAGAAGGTAAACCTGTACAGCCTGGAAGAGTACAGCTGGCTCAATAAAGACGGTGACAAAATCCACACCTTCCGCAGCACAGACAAGTTCCCGATCCTCGCCTTTATTAACGAAGACAAGGAAATCGGTCAGTGGGTGAAGATTTACAAGCCGCGCGGCGGCAAAAAGTTCAGCGATGACGGCAAAGATTATCGCTTCCAGCATTTGGGCGGTCGGCCAGCTGATTTTATTTTTGGAGAACAGGCAGCGCTACAAATGTTATCTGACCACCGCGATGAAGTCATGAAGGAGGGCGAAGAAGATAACCCGGAAAATATTAAGCTTGCACGTATCTGCCTGGCTACCGGCGGCAGCGACGGCATTAATCTGCTCGCACTCGGCCAGCCTGTGGTATGGCTCAACTCCGAAACGGCAAAAGTGGACCGTAAGCTGATTAATAAACTGAAAGCGTACGCGGAGGAAATCATTAACATTCCGGATTGTGATGCAACCGGCAAACGCGAAGGCCGCGACCTGGCCCTGCAGTACATGGACATCCGCACCCTGTGGCTGGATACTTACTTCCGCAATAAAAACCTGAAAGACTTTAAAGACTTCTGCAAAGAAAATCAGTCGCGCACCCTTACCCAGCTGACCAAGCGCGTGAACGAAATGATGGATGCCAGCATGCCGGCTAAGTTCTGGACCAGCACCATGAACGAAAAATCGAAACGCTATAACCATAATTTTTCGCCCACCTTCGCTTTTTATTTCCTGCGCCTGAACGGCTTTTGCCGCGTGATCGACCGTTCCAAGAAAGACGGATATTACTTTGCGCGTGTCGTTGGTAATGTGGTGGAAGAGGTGGATGTTACCGAGATTAAAAACTTTTTTAAAAGTTTCCTGATCGAGAAGCAGCGCCGCGAAGGTGTGCGGGAAGTTTCCCACAGCCTGATGGATGCCCTGATCACCACCCCGCGCTTTTCGGACACGAGCATGGCCATGCTGCACGATCGTGAGCTGGATTTCTCCGACTTTGAGAAAGATGCGCAGTTCTTTTTCCTTGGTGATAAAGTATTTAAGACTACGCGCACCGGCACAGAGCAGGCTACTTTTAACCGATACGTTTTGAAAAGCCAGCTGCTGGATCAGCTGATCCTGGAAGCGACTGGAATCCAGATTGACACTAAGAAATTCAAGGTGGATCCGCAGCCTTATTTCAGCATTAAAGAAACCGGGCCTTTTGATCATGATGTGCAGATTAAGGAGACCGGCTGCGATTTCCAGAACTACATTATCCAGACTTCGCGCGTGCATTGGAAAAAGGAACTGGCGGCGTACCTGAAAGCCGGCAAGAAGGAAGAAGATTTCTACCGGGAAAGCCGCTTCCGCCTGGTAAGTACCTACCTGAGCGACGAGGAAAACCGCGATCAGATGAACCATGCGGCCAATAAGATTTTCACATTCGGCTACATGCTGCACCGATACAAAGATCCCACGCGGCCACTATTTCCATGGGCAGTTGATGAAGCTGTGCAGGATGATGATGTGGCAGAAGGTGGCGCCGGGAAAACTATTTATTTCAATGCACTGAAATACTTCTGTAATTTTTTCGAGATCCCGAAGTCAGAGGACAAGGATGATAAATTTAAGTTCGAAGGAATCACGGCGCACACGGATTTCGTGTATTATGATGACATGGACCGCCTTTTTGACCTGCGCTCCCTGTTCTCGGAGATCACCGGTGGAATGACCGTAAACACAAAGAATGTAAGCCGGGTTAAAATCCCTTTCGCTCTTTCCCCGAAAATGGGCGGCTCCTCCAACTACAGCATCCGGCACAATGAAGGTTCCTATAACCGCCGGCGACTGGTACTCGGTTTTTCCGATTACTACCATGCGGAAAATAAGGAAGCAGGTGTCTCCGCCTACGAACCAAAAGACGATTTTAAACATCGCCTGTTCGATGACTGGCAGTCGGAGCAGTGGTACAAGTTCATCAACTTCGGTTTCCAGTGCCTGCAGTTTTATTTGAGCCAATCCAAGATTATAGAAGCGCCTACCGACAATATCCGGATGCGAACCTATTTTAGCGAAATGGGACAACACTTCCAGGAGTGGGCAGACTCTTACTACCCGGAACTGATCGGCGAAACTTTCGTGAAAGATAGCGCGCTCCTCAGTTGCCAAAAACATAACATAAAATATCTTGGAAATCTTTCCTCGGCTGTATTTAAGAAGAAAACAAAAGCCTGGTGCAAAGTGCACGAACTGGAGTTCGAAGACCGGATAATGTTGAATGTCAACCAGTATGATACGAACGGACAACCAATCATGAAAAATGGAACACACTACAAAAAAACAACCGAACACCTGCGACTTAGTAAACTCCAGCCTGATCATGACGGAGTGGAGCAGGGAGAATATTACTAAGGTGCCGGCGGAAATCCTTTTCCGCAAAGGCGGCACCTTCCTGCACTTTCACCTGATTTTTCAGGGACTGGATATCGTGGGGGTCTTCATGAGGAAATCGGAAGAATGGTTCTTCGGGATCTACCACGGCGGCACACGCACCGGTTACCTGCACTTTGGTGATATTCCGCACGAAAAGCACGCGGTCATCCTGGAGGACCTGCTGCCGACTGACCGCAATACTCTTTCAGAATTCATCAGCCGCAATGACGATCGGGTGGATTACCACACCAGCACAACCGAAGCCTTCCGCTACATAGGCGAACTGGACGAGAAGAAAATAATACAAAAACACAAAAAATGAAAACACTTCCCTACAAACTAAACGTGCCGGCTATGCAGCTGCGCCTGCAGCGCTTGCCGGACTATCGCGCGAAGATCAGTGCGCTCATGCACCTGACTACACTGAAACGCCACGGCGCCCTTCCCGTGTCGGATCTGATGCAAATCCTGAAAGCCGTTCCTGTCCCGGCAGTCGAATACAGCTGGCATGCCTGCACGATCGCAGACGAAGATGAGCTTTTTGTGCTCTCCGACCTGCTGAGGCTTTCCGAAAAATGCGGCACGCTCGCCATTACGCGCCAGCTTGCTAATAATGTAAACTATCAACTCAACAAAATATACCGGAAGCCATGATCCGATTAATCTCAACATCCAAAAATATCTATACAATGACAGTACAACTTAACGTGAGCCCGACCACCATGTGGCACTGGCTCCAGCAGCGCGGCTATATCATTAAACCGTTCCTGCATATTTATACCGATGAAACGTTCCCCGGTGGCACCGAGGAAGTGCGCAAACATACCTGGACGGCCACAAAACCCGGACAGGAGCAAACGAGTGACCGCCTCTATACCAAAGTCTTCCGGCAGGAAATGCAGCAGGATCTGGCGGCACTGAAAGAAGTGGACCAGCTGGAAGTGAACGGGTATTCATTTGAAGCGGGTGTGTGATGAGCAGCATAGTAAAGGAAATTGCATGGACTCGCATAGATAGCCAGTTCAATTCCGGCTGGATTTACAGCCTGCCGGGCATCAAAGCAAGTTATTGCATTTGGATTGACCGCGAAACTGGTGGTGCAAAAGTTTCCGGACTGGACGGCGCACACACTTCCCATCCTTCTATCCAGGCAGCAAAGGACTGGTGTCAGATTGATTTTAATAATAGAATAAAAGCACTTTTAAAATAACAAACCACATGAAAAAAATTAAGTTCCGCGTTGGGCGGATGATCTGCAGCATGGTGATCCCGAAGGATGCTGATGCTGAAAAGGAAATTAAAGAAACCTATCCGGTTTTCACCATCATAAAAACAGAAGAATGAAACCAAAACGAATGTGCGGCCGGCTGGCAGATGAAAGCATGATCTTCGCGCACCGCAAAACACAGGAAGGTTGGAACAACCTGAAAATCGCAGCCTGGCTCAATGTATCTCAGCAGGCAGTCAGCTATAAAGTGTCAAAGTACCAGGACCTGATGCAGGTAGATCGCGCCTTCCAAAAAACGGAAGCACTATACTGCGAGCAGGATTTCATCTCAAGGCTTAAGATGCACCACCGGCGCAATGCCAAAGCCGCCACACAGGCCGCTGAAGCAGCGTTGCAATTGATTGACAAATTAAATTAATTATTTCACCATGAAAAAGATCCTTGATGTCACTTGTGGAAGCAGAATGATGTGGTTTGATAAAGAAAACGAAAATGTAATTTTTGCAGATAAGCGCTCTGAGTCACATATTCTATGTGATGGGAGAGTGTTGGAAATTAAACCAGATATTGAACTGGATTTTACCGCCATGCCATTTGATGATAACACCTTCAGCTTAGTTGTATTCGATCCACCTCATTTAGAGAAGCTCGGTGAATCTTCATGGATGGCCAAGAAGTATGGTAAACTATCTGCAGGTTGGGAGTCAGAGATAAAATGTGGTTTCGAGGAGTCTATGCGAGTTTTAAAAAACGATGGCATCCTTATTTTCAAATGGAATGAGAACCAAATTAAAATCAACAGATTAATTAAAGTAATTGGAGTTAAACCTCTTTTTGGACATCCATCCGGCCGGCATGGGCAAACAATATGGATGACTTTCATGAAAGGCATTTCCCGTTGATCGTTACTTTCGGAGCTTCACCTTAGTAGACCTACGAACCAAACCCGCACCTTGCCGTGCGGGTTTGCTGTTTCCACACTTTCCACCGCAAATCCCGCTGCGATATTCGCCGGCAGCCCCCTTCCCCTTTCCCCATAGTAAAAACCAGAAAATTTTTGTAATTCTGTAATAAAGAAGGCAAAGCGTTGATTTTCTGTATAGTTACACTTTTTTTATTTTTTGTAATCTTTATAAAGAGTTACAGAAAAATCTGTAATAATTAAGATAATTACAAAATTACAAAACGGGTATTTTCGGCGTTACAAAATGGAAAAGGGGTGCAAACGCCCTGTTCATCGTGGTATTACAGAATTACAAAATGAATCCCACTCACAGCCACAGAAAATGTAAATACATTTTGTCATAAGCAAGAATTTATTTACATTTACTTATAAATATAACTTTATGGCTTCCAGCTTATTACACCTTTCCAAAATCGTTTTGGTTCCTTCTTTTTCCATTTCTGCCCAAACACCGGATGCTGATATACTCGGCATAGCCGTTTCCCTGTCGCCTGAAAACGCGGTTCCGGGCACGGCCGCGCTGGCCAGCGAATTGAAACAAACGGCTGCCGGTCCGGTATGGTCGCATGAAGTCGTGTGGCAATACAGCGGTATGATCCAGTTCAGCATGTCGCAAAGGATCTACCGTGCCGGCGCAATTGTGATGCATACGCAGGAAGGGCAGGTGCTGGTGCTGCACAAAAATGATGTGATGCAGAATACGCCGCTGCGCCCCACGATCAATGCCGGCCTGCTCCGCTCACAGGTAATGGTTTCCGCCTCCACACTAAACCCACTGATATGAATATAGCACCCGTAGAAGTTCCCGGTTACATCATCCCCTACATCATCCGTGAGTGTGCCGGTGTGCACCTGGAGCAGCAGGGCGATTTCTTTGCGGATATCCGCATCGAGCCGAACAGTGTGTTCGGCATGTTCCTCACACGGACCATCCGGCCGGATTATAAAGTGAAGTTTTACCAGATCCGGATCTTCACGCGCAAGGTAGGCCTGCAGCGCGCCTTCAGTTCCGATATCCTGGAGTATAAAAACAATGCAGAGTTCCAGATCGATTTAAGTTTCACCGACCTTGATAATTTTTACCGGTTCCTCGATTCAATCTTTAATGCTTCCTTCTATTTCTTCCTGCAGGGCTTCTGCGACGGCAATACGCAGGACCGCGAAAAAATTAAAAACGGCATCAACAAATTTATTGACCGCTATGATCTGCTGGAGTATGGATTTAATGAAAATCAGCTCCGCATCATGTATTACCGGTACCGCACCGCTGGCGGCGGCGTGTCTTTCATTAACAATAAATCGAGGTACTTTTCCGGACGGTTTTAGTTTTAATGTAACACCGCGAAAGACTGCACTCAAATACTTTTGTTAAAAATTTATTTGTGAGAATTTCTGCAGGAAAACCACTTACTGCCAACCCTGGTTTGCCTTCTGTAAAGAATGGGTATCTCTTCCTCTGCTTTGTGGAAGACATCGCTGTTTTCCCGGCAACTGATTACACCGGTGTGATCCTCGATGGCGATATTGAGCTGAAAGAAGGTGTGCGCTGGATGGTGCTCTACCTTACGCCCGGTTCTCAGGATCATGGCTACAATGCCGATGGCGATGTGGAAAGCCGCGGCTTCCTGAGTGAAGTGGCCGGCAAGCATCCCGGAAATGAAATCGCAGCACACATTTTTTTAAAAAACATCCTGAACAGGCGGATCATCGCCGTGGCAGATTACTGCACCGGCGGCTACCGCAAAGTGTTCGGGCATCCCGATAACCCGCTATATTATTCCGGCGGATTTACTGATAACGATTCCCTCCGCGAATTTGACTTTAATTTTAAGCAAGCCGCCAGCGATCTGATCAGCCCATACTTTTATGCCGGAATAATTGAAGCGGATTCCGAATTCCCGGAAATTATTAATCCCGAAGTTCCGCCTGCTGAATATGTGGCCAAGGCGAACGTGGATGCTTCGAATATCGGTCCCTTTGTGATCTCCTGGCGGGAAGCGCTGGATGTGTATAGTAAAGCTGAAGTAGATGCCCTGGTGCGCGGCCTTAATCCCGATAGTTATACAATCGGAAATATTACGACCACTTCGCAGCTGGTCCAACTCGCCCTCTCCGACTCCGGCACCAACTCCGTCACGATTGCGGGCACTACGCTCAGCAAGACCGCGCCCGATTCTTTTCCTTATACGCCGGTGAGCCCGGGCAAGCTGAAGGCGCTGGTGCTGTATGCGAAGGCGACGGCGCAGATCTTTTACCTGGCGGAAGGCGAGCAGGGCGATGAGGCGGTCTCCCCGGATTTTGAGGGGCTGTTTATTGCGAGCATTACGGTGAGTGATGGCGGCCAGATCGTGAATCCCGCCGGCCCCCAAGACTTCCTCTACCAATCCAACGACTCATGGATAACGCAACAAATCACCGGAGCCGAAAGCCTTTTGGTAGCTGGAAATAACCCCGGTAACACGTTCGACATTAGCGTGAAAAACGGAACGGCAACCCCTGGCATTGCCGGCATAACGGCGGAAGCAAAACTCTTTTGGGAAGGCCGAATTTTCTGGCTGCGAAACAACAGCCCGGTGGATATTGCGCTTATTGATACGCCGGTGAGCGGTGAACTTACGCGCTTTTCTATTGTGCAGTTTGAAAAACCGGCGGTGCTGAAAAAAGCAGGCTGGGCAGCGGTGAAGGTTAAGCAGGGTGCATTGTTAGTGATTGGTCTGGGCGGCGGTGCGAGTTTTCCGGAAGGTGGCAATCCAGGCGATGTTTTGCAACATGACCCAGAAGGCGCGGCGTGGACGAACCGTCTGACTTTAGCGGAACAGGAGATAGATGCGGAAGTAGTGAACCGCGCAGCAGCAGACTTGCAGTTGCAGCAGAACATTAACGCAGAAGCGAGTGCAAGGCAAACTGCTATTAACGCGGTAAATGCTCGTTATTCTAACGTAGTAGATAAGCTCCTACATATATGGGATAACACGGCTGGAAAATGGATTTCTTCGGGTTTAAAATTAGTAACTGGAACCATTAATCAGTTGGAATTTTCTGGAAGGATTAAAGCGGATGCGATTGTTTTACCTAACAATAGTAATCCTGCTGTTGCTGGTAGAATTAGAAGAAATGGAAGTAAAGTATATGTGGCAGACGATTTAGGAGTAGAAAAACAATTTACGTTACTAGATAATACAGCTTCTACTAATAAATTTGCAATTATAACACCCCAAGGAAATATATCTTATGCTACCTACTCTTTTGGAGTAGTAAAAAAAGTTTTAGGTGAGGATGGTAATTCTAATCCAGTATATGCAGAAACTGTTCAATTTAAAAAAGTTGATACTTCTGTTGATGAACCTACTTTTTTACAGTTAATCGCACACGGTACTGATAGGGTTGATTATCCTAATCTAAATAGGATATATTTTAATTACGGAACAAAATGGGGGTACATATCAATTACAGAAATAAGTTAATATGTTAGCAAAAAATAATACAATCCTTAAAAACTCAGATAATAAAATTATTGAGCCTTGGATTATTCCAGCAATAGAGTTTGATAATATTTACAGTGATTTTCCAGCTTATATATCAAGTGGTAAAAGGCATCCAACAGGTTCGTTCGAGTTTACAAGCTCTATCTCTAATACAATATATATTGACTATGGTGATGGTGAACAAAGAGAATTAGACTTTATCACAAGTGTCGATGTAAACCGTACTTCATATTTATTAAAAACATACCCTACTGCTGAACGTCGTAGGATTAAAATACGGTTTAAACATCCAGGTAAAATACAAAGTGTTCGCATAGCTTTATGTACATTTCATGGTGATTTTCCAAAAGCGTTTGCATATATGTCATTGAAAAATTTAGATATTAATTCATATACTCGATTTAATAATGATATTTTCGATTTCCCAGCAGTTTATTATGATGGATTAAGTTTAAACATTGTATTTAATACCTCTACTAAAGAAATTCCTGTTTGGTTATCTAAATCAAGAATTAAATTTCTTAGACTCGGTAACGCCTTTAACTTAACTTCAACAAGTATTGAAAATATTAATACTATTTCTAAAATTAAGGATTTAACTGAACTTTCAATTAGCGCAAGTATTAATGAACTACCAAACACATTAAAAAATATAAGTACATTACGTACACTTGCATTTGGAGGAGGTAATTATATAAAAGAAATTAGACTGGAAATAAGAGATTGTAAACAAATAAAAAGACTTTTCTTTGGGTACCTTCACGCAAGTAACATGGAGGGGTTTGCAATTACGGGTCAGCAAGAGTACGGTAATTTTAATTCTTGGGGTGTTGGTATAGGAGGTATGTTGAATTTAGAAGTATTAAAAATTGAATATTGCGAATCAACACCTACTAGCTTGCCAGAGGGCATAGATTCTTGTCCTAATCTAACGGATATAATTCTTTGCGGTAATTATACTACGGTTGCCAGAATTGATGAATTTATTAACACCGCTTATCAGCAAATTGTAACTAATAATATTTTAAAAACAGTTAATCTAAATATTGCAAAATTTTGGGGTGTCAATGCAGAACCATCAGGTGTTTATCAAGCACCTAATGGATTCATTAAAGGTGTAAATAATGGGACTCCTGCAACGCCAAAAGAGAAGATATATGTTATTGTTAATAACTATGGATGGACTGTAAAAATAATGGAAGGAACAGTAATAAAAACATATACACCATAATGAAAAGACAACAAAACATACCAGCTCCGGTGCAGCAGCTAATCGAACAGATAGAACAGCAAGACCTAATCCTTGCAGAAGTATCACTGCCTGAGATTCCCGCTATGCCGGATTATGACCAGATACTGCGTGTACAGGACAATAATATTGCACTGAGCATCGGTTATTTAAAGATTAATCCTAAACGGATTTTAGTTCATAAAACAACAGGTGAAGAATTAGATTTAAACCTGCCTGTACCGCTCTGGGAAAAGAACGAACACGATGTCGCAGCCCTTGTCGATGAGCAAGGCGAAAGAATTTTAGTTGATACTAATTATTACGACAATGTAGAAACAGCAGCAGGATATTACGACGAAGAAACGCAGGAGTATATCCCAGCTGTGTACGAAGAACAGCTTATCGAAACGAAGCAGGAGCCTGTTTTAGTTCACGTGCTGAAATACTTAATGCTGATTATTTCGCAGAAGAAATATAAAGAAGTATTCGCGATGTTCACGCAGCAGTATATTGCCGACACGCTCGCAGAAGACCCAACTTATTATAGTAGATTAAGATGAAAACCTGGTTCAAAGATACCGCCCTCGTTCTCGCTGAAATTTGGACTAAAACAAAAATACAGGCAGCCGACACCGCCCTCGTCCTCGCCGAAGTCCTCGGCGGCATCCTCATGTGCCTGCTGTTTTTAATCGTTTCCGTGGCAGGCTTTTTTTGGACTTTAGGAAAGCATCTTTGGCAGCGCGACTATTCCGCCAAGCGGCAGTTTAAACCGATCATGCGCGCGTTCACATTATGCAACGACTGTTTTGCAAACGCGGCAGGTGGTGAAATGCTGAACGACATTATGAAGGCAAAAGAAGGCGAAATAAAGTACGGCTGGTTCCAGCAGACAATAAGCAGCGTGACCGGCTTACGGTTTATTTTTAATAGCCGGGATTCGCGTTTGCGCAATGTATTAAACAAAGTTGATAAAGACCACTGCGAACTCGCACCAAGCGAAATGGAAATGTTTTATTATACATATAAAGACAAGATAAACTAATGCAAAACCTAAAGGAAACAGCCGAAACCGTGCAAGGTTCAATGAGCTTCATGCAGGACTTTCTGCAAAAAAAATATGCGTGGGGCATTGTCTTCTTCGTGCTGTTTCTCGCGGGATTTATTAACAGCGTGGTGTTCTACACAAACGGCGTGAAAACCGGCAAGGAAAACGCCGTTTCGGAAGTGAAATCCCTGCGCGGAAGCATCCGCAATGACAGCCTGCAAATGCGGCGTATGCGAATGGATTATAATGAACTGCAGGCAAAACTGGACAGCTGCAATAAGAACAGCAACAGCAGCAATCTGGAAGAACTGGTGAACCGCAAACTGGAGGAAGCCGAACGGCTGCAAAACATCCTGAAGCGGCAATTGAAGTCTGATGAAAAATTAAATAAGGACCTTAAAAGTGTATTGAAATGAAAAAGTTAATGTTCCTGTTCGTAAGTTTCTTTTGCTTCGCGCACAGCCAGGTGGATAGCGCACGCATCGTGCAGAAGCTCAACCAGCTGGATAAAGTAAACACCGAAACCAAAGCGCTGCTGAACAAAGCCGACCATATTGCAAAGGAAAACCAGTCGCTGATTTACCGGATAAAAGCCTATATCGACAAATTAAGCCGGAAACATGCTGAATCGCCCGGGCAGGCACTCACGAACAATGCTGCCGTGCGCCCGGACAATATCAACGAACCCGTGACGGAAATTGATGTTCCGGATGGTGTGGATTCGATACGCGGCAGTTTCTTCTACCGCCTTTTTCACCGCAATATCTACATCCTGAAACCCTACAAAATAATAAACGATGAAAAAGTATATCTGGATTAGCGCACTACTGTTGTTCTCCTGCGGAACACGCAAAACGGACCTTAACAAATCCAGCGAGAAGCGCACCGAGCAAACGCAGGCCGAGCAGCAGACCACCGCCAGCAGCACCACGGAAAGCACGACACAAAGCGAGTACACCCTTTCGGAAGACATCCTGAACTTCGGCATCCGCCCCATCGATGGCATTGCAGCCAAATTCGTTTTCCTGCACAACGGCCAGCGCATTGAGGGCGAAACCACCGGCGAACTGAACTTCGGCAGCCAGAAGCGCACCGAGACCGGCAAAACGCAAACGCGCCTTGTGGTCCAAACAACTTACCAAACGCATACAACCTACAAAACGCACACAACCTACAAGAGCCGTCAGAAGGCGAAACAAACGGAAAGCGAGCGCAGTTCCCTTGCGTGGTATGTGCTGGCCGCGGTGCTGGGTGTAGTGGTGTGGGAGTTTTTAAGGCGGAACTTCGGTGGGGGTATTATGGCGTTTTTAAATAGGAAAAGGTAATAACAATTAAAGAAATATGAAATTATGGCAAATAGATTCAGTCAGAGAAGCATTGATAACCTTCAAGGTGTGCATCCTACCCTTGTAAAGATTATGCAAGAAGCGATCAAGGAAAGTCCGGTTGATTTCACCATCACCGAAGGATTAAGAACAACAGCACGCCAGCAGGCGTTATATGCCCAGGGCAGAACAAAACCCGGCATAAGGGTTACAAACGCGGACGGCTTACGCAATAAAAGCAGCCATCAGGCGAAATCGGACGGTTACGGCCACGCCGTGGACTTGTATCCGTTTTTTTCTGGTCAGGTGCAGGTGAACCATAAGGACACGATTAAGAATCTGGAAAAGATTGCGATACACATTAAAGCCGTTGCAAAATGTTTAGGACACAAGATAACCTGGGGTGGCGATTGGAAAAACCCATACGATCCGCCGCACTTCCAACTGTAACACGCGCCAATCTCTCGCGTGAAAATGAGATGTTATCTAATGCCCTGCTGAAAAAGCGGGGTTTTTTGGTTTATTTAAACAATGCGAGAAGCGCTATTATTGTCGTTACTATAATTCCGACAACAGCTATTTTATTTTGCATTTCTAAATTTTTCCACCAATCTGAAATGGGTGTTATTAAAAAGTATTCCTTCCGACAAATTTCCCAGCCTTGTGCAAGGAATAGTGGAAGTTCTCTGGAAGTAACGATTTTCATGTGGTAACCGAACATTACCATACTGCCAATAGGCTCCATTGCTTTTTTTATTCGATACCTGATCATGGTAAAAGTTTGTGAAAACTAATTTATAACAAAATCTTTGATTCGGTTAATGATCACTTCCCATTCCCCACCTGGCAGAACGGCCGCGCCTGCTCACACACCAGGTGCGTGAAATAAGACTTCTCGCCGCTTTTCGGATCCGTGAAGATTTCGCTTTCCCATTTGATCCAGAGATCCCAGCTGTCCCACTTTCGCATTCCCTCGTTATACGGATTAAAGCAGCACTTCACCTCGAAGTGCTGCTTCTTTTTGTCGCCCTCAAATTCCACGATTATTTTTTCAGCCCTCGGCAGAATAGATTCCCGGATGGTTGCTCGTAATTTCATGCGGTAAAGTTGATACAAAATGAAACGGCTCTGCAAATTTTTGCTGGTATAAATTGTAGCAATTTACTTTTCACCCTCGTTTTAATGTAACGCCACTCCGCCTGCCATGCCCGTATTTTCGTGGCATGAGTTTAAAATCCCTTCTTTCAGAAATCAGTTTCGGCACCTGGCTGATCGAAACTCCCAGCGTGGCTGGATATCATGATATCGTGGCCGGATTGCGCAGCGGTCGGTTTGCCAAGGCAGAACCTTCCATGTATTACAGCCTGATGGGTGAACAGTATCTCGATCCTCAGACCAAGCAGACCAATGTTAAAAACAAGGTCGCCGTGATTGAATTCGAAGGGGAACTCACAAAAACATCCGGCATGTGTAATATTGGAGCAGATGCGCTGATGGCAGCAATTGCGCAATATAATGCGGACGATTCTGTCAAAGGCTTCATTTTTAAAATGGACGGACCGGGCGGAAACGCCGATGTAATCCCCTTGTTTTACGAACTGAAAGCCGTGCTGAAAAAGCCGGTCGTTGCCTGGGTGGAAAAAGCCTGTTCCCTGCACTACTACATTTCAGCCGTGTGCGCAGATCACATTATGATGGCCAACGATTTCACAGCCTGTGCCGGTTCCATCGGTGCCATGATCGCATTCGAGAAACCGGAGCGTGAGCTTATTATGGTACGCCCGCCACAATCAAAAGACAAAAACGAAGACTATCTCCAGGCGCTTGCCGGGAATACCGAACTGCTGGAACAAAAGCTGGTGCCGCTTGCCGTGCGCTTTATGGCAGATGTCAAAAAGTTCCGGCCACAGGTTTCGGATGATGTCCTGCACGGAAAAGTAGTATATGCCAACGAAGCCGTGAAAACCGGACTGGCCGACAGCATCGGTTCCCTGGATCAGGCGTACAACCTGGTGCTGGCCAAAGCAGAATTAAAACAAAACAATCAATAATTAATTTTTAAGAAGAATGAAAAAGTTCAGTGCTATTCTCGCAGGCTTGCTCGGTTGGGCTTCCTTGCAGACTAAAGACAATGTGCTTTCCCTATCCGAAGAGGATACCGGGAAACTGAACCTGCTGCTCGGCGATGAAGCGAAGACTTCGCAGCTGATTGAGCAGGTGAACAGCGAACTGCAGGAAATTGCAGATGCCAAAACGCAGCTGGAGAAGGTGACCGGCGACCTGACGGAAAAAAATCAGGAAGTCGAGGAAAAAGACGGTGAGATCACCAAACTGTCTGAAACAGTCGCCGGCTTGCAGAGAACTCTTGCCAAGCAAACGGAAACCATTAACAAGCTGAAAGATGCGCCGGACCGCGGTGCGGTGGAAACTATTATGGCGCACGCCGGTAAGATCGGTGCAGGCCTCGCAATGGTATTCGCTTCCCAGGGCCAGCTCATGGGGTATGAAGGCAAAATGTGGAGCGTGGACAAATCCTGGAACGCCCGTGCGCTTGCCGGTGCCAAAGGATCCACCACCAATTTCCGTTCGTCTGTTGCCGTGGAGCAGCTGAATCAGGATTTCGCCGATTTCGTGGAAACGTACCCGGATAAGATCGATTCCTTGTTCAGCACGTATTTCACCCTGCCGTCTCACTGGCCGGTGGTAACCGGAGTTTCCGACCGTACAAAATCTGCACAGATCGTAGTGGGCGAAGTAACCCAGCCGCGTAAAGCCAAGTGGTCTCCGAAAGGTGATGCCACCATCAAGGCAGAAGAAATGCGCGTGCAGCCGGCTCAGATCGATCTGCAGTTCAACTACTGGGAAATGCAGAAGATTGAAACCAACTGGCTCAATCAGTTCAACCGCGAAGGTTCTCAGGCGTATAAGATGACTTTCATCGAATACCTGCTGACGGAGTTCACCAAGAAAGCACGTGCAGAAGATGCGGATGTGCTCGTGAACGGCGTGCATGTTCCGACACCGGAAGATCACGATCCGGAGAAACCGGTTTCTTATCTGTTCCGTAATGACGGGCTCAGAAAACAGGTGCTAGATGCCCGCAATGCCGGGAAATTCCGTCCGTTCAATTTGGGTGTGCCTTCTCACGCGAACATTCTGGATTATATTGATGAGATGATTCAGTCCGTGCCTGCAGAAGTACGCAACCAGCCGCTGCAGCTGATTCTTGCGCCAAGCTGGATCCGTACCTACAAGCGCAGATATGAGGACACCTGCGGCCAGAATTCCGACTACAAAGGAATGCCGGAAACACCGAAGGATTTCCCGAACATTACCTTCGTGCCGCTGCAGCAGATGGAAGGCTCCGACCTGATGGTGATTACCTTCATGGATAACATCAAGGTGCTGGAATACCGTCCGGAAGAAAAAGGAATGTACACCATTGAGAAGTTCCTGCGCGATGTGTACGTATTTGCTGATTATAAAATCGGTATCGGTATCAACCATATCGGGATGACCGTGGCTGAAGGAACAGCGCATGCCGAAACCTATCAGTCTATCTGGACCAACAATGTTCCGGCAATGTCTGCCAACTTCTACGCTGTGGCGTATGACCAGAAAAACGGAATCCTCGAAGTAGCGCACAACCGTTCGTATGTGGACAGTGGTTTCACGACCGATATCACCAAAATCACCGGTGATGTAGGAAATTATCTGGTGCTGCGCGGTGATATTTCGCTGGCTTCTGCCGTGAAAGTGAAGAATAACGCCAACATTTCCCTGACTGGAAATGCGGATTTTGATCTGAAATCAGGCGGCGAATTAACGCTGGTGAAAAATGGGGTTGATAAGTGGAAAGAGGTTTCCCGCACATCTGCTCCGGCGGTGGTTTCCACAGTGAAATCCTTCACCGAAAATGCCTTCGAGTATAAAGCTGATCAGTACATCTACAAAGGTGCCGAAGCTGCGACGCTCACCGATATCATCGGTGGCAGTGAGGGGAACACCGTTCGCGTGTATGGCGGTGCTAATGCACTTACGATTGACAATGTAGCCGGCAAAATCGCCATCAGCGGTGCAGCCTACGCGATGGATTCAGAAGCTAAATACATGGATCTGATCCATGTGGGAGGCAAGTGGAACGAACTGGCCCGCGGGTAATTACTAACCAGGAACGGCCCTGCTTTCGGGTGGGGCTTACCTTAAAAACAATATTCAGAAATGAGACATTTACATAAAGTTGGATCTAATCCCGGTGTGCCGACCCCGAAGCGCGGCAATGCCATCGCAGTGCCCGTAGATGATGTGCTTGCCTGGCCTACCCTGAACGCTGACGGCGTTTCCTGGGACGGAAATTTTGTCTTCAAAGAAGGAACGGGTTTTATAGAAATTTATATGACCCCTTCCACCCAGAAAGCCACGCTGAGCTCCGAAGGCTCTCCGGATGCGTACGGCTCTAAGGGTAAGTTTGAAGGCGAATATCCCGGCACTCCCAAGGAAGCCATGATCTTCGTAAAGAAAAACAGTTCACGCGGCTTCGTCATTTTTTACGGCGGTTGCGATACCGACGAATTCAAAACAATGGGAACCAAGTGTCTGCCCATGATCCTGAAAACAGGCGTGGAAGACACCAACGAAAAAAATGTGATCACGCTGACCTTTGAGCAGGAAATGATCAACGATCAGTATATCCGTTTTTACACTGGATCCGTGGATTTCACGGATGGTAATGCACCGGTGGCTTCCGTGGCTGCTGTTGCGTTGGAACTGGCTAAGGGAATGACCTACCAGCTGCCTGCGGTGACTGATGGTACTGCGATCGATATCGCCTCCTCTGATCTGCCGGATGGCGCTGTGGTTTCCCTGATCGGTGGCGGTGGTACCAATCCCGCCGTGCTCGCTACGGATGCCGTGGGCAATCCTGCCGTGCTGCTGACCAAAGGAAACTGGACCGCGCTTGCAGGTGCGACCATTTCCCTGCGTGTGGCGATTTCCGATAAAACATACCTGGTAGAAGTTGCCAGAACGTAAACCCTTCAATCATTTGTGTTTTTTTTCATGAATGTTCCCGTCTGTGTGTCGGGAACATTTTCTGTTTTAATGTAACGCCATTGCCGCGGCCTGCACTGTATTTTCGCAGGTATGAAGGAGATTAATATCTACGATGCGCTGAAACTGATGCGCAAACTGTCGCGTGATAATTTCCCGGTGCGCCTGTCGTTCGTGTCGTGTGACCGAACGCGCCGAAAATCGTCCGGCCTTGTCATCGTGGAAAATGCCATTCTCACAAAAGGGCTTCCTTCCAAAAAAAGCATGTACGCCAAAAACCTGATTGCCTACGAAAACTGCGATACCGGCGAGCGCAAACATTTCTGGCTGCCGCTGCTCCTTACCGTTAACGATTTGAAGATTACCCATGATAGAGTTTATAGATGATAATGCCGCCATCAGCCATGATGAGCGGGCCGCCTTTACTTTCGAGGTGATTGACAGCCGCCGCGGTTCCACGCAGCCCTGGTCGCCGCTGGATGTATTCACCAATCGCGGCTATGTGTCGCGCTTTGGCGACTGGAATATTTTTCCGTACGGCGTGAATAACAGCCTGCCGTTGGAGATCCGCAATGTGGTATATGCCAATTCCATTGTGCCCGGAATCCTGAACAAAAAAACCGGACTCAACTGGGGCAAAGGCCCCAAGCTGTATGAGGAATCATTTGAAGATGGTTTGCTCGTTAAAAAATGGCAGTCTTCCCCCGCCATCGAAAAGTGGCTGAAATCTTTTGGCCACGAAAAATTCATCCTGAAAAACACGGTGGACTTTTCGCATATTGAAAGTCACTACGCACAGATCACCCTGAAAAAAGGCTGGCGCGTGGGCGAGGAACCCTTCATTCATCGCTTGGATCATGTGCAGGCTTACCGCCCGATGGTGGTCGGTAAAAAACAGGAACCTACCCACATTCTTTTGCAGGACAAAAACGCACCGGAAACCTACAATGTATATCCGCTGCAGAATGCAGATGAAGAAATCGTGAAAGCCGGGCAAAGCATTATGTACAGCAACCTGCCCAGCTTCTGCTCCGATTTTTTCAGTATTCCGCAGATCCTTGGCTCCATTCCCTGGATTCAGCAGAGTACCAATGTGCCGCGCTTCCTCGCCGCGCTTTCCCGCAATTCCATCAACATCAAGTATCATATCACTTCCCCGCAGGAATACTGGAACCAGAAACGCGAGGAAATCAGAAACCAGTGCGTAGATAAAAACATTGATTACAAGGAATCCATGTTCAAGACCTTCAAGCGGCGGATGTTGAAGGATGTGCAGGAAGTGCTGTCCGGCTTGGATAATGCCGGCAAGTTCTGGCACTCCGAGCAGGTGCTCGTGGTGGAAGGCGCCAACCTTACCGAAATGGGTTGGGAGATTAAAGTGATCGACCAGAAAATGAATGATGTGGTTACTTCCCATATCGCCATCGCCAACAAAGCGGACCGATCCGCGGCTACCGGCGTCGGGATCCATGGTGCGCTGGGCAACATGTCGGATACAGGCAAGAGTGACAGCGGCTCGGAGCAATACTACGCGCTGAACAATTACCTGCAGACCGGGATTGATATTCCGGAAATGGTCATCATGGAGCCTATCAATTTTGCGATCGCAAACAACTTCCCGGACAGCAACCTGAAAATAGGATTTTACCATAACGAACCCAAGCGGCAGGAGGAACTGAGTTCCGCCGACCGCAATAAACTCGCAACATATGATAACGGAACACAATAACGATCTGGATTTTGAGTCGGAAAACCCGCCTGCGGGCTGCAGAGCCATTGCCTTCGGACTGATTGCCCTGGCTTTCGGTGTTTTTCTGCTGGGTGCCTGGAAGCTAATTGAATTAATATTTTTGCTATGGAGTTAATCTGGAACGCTGCCAATTTTTCCCGCCAGGCCAAGGAGCGCCTCGGCTTCGTGGATGCGGATCTTTCTTTCGCCCGGATGGAAAGCGCTCTGCATGTCGCTACTTCGGAAATTGCAGATATTATTTCCGAAGAAAAATATGAGGAGATCAGGACAGCCCAAGCTGAAACAGAATTCAGCCGCCTGGTGCAGCATGCTATTTTGTTGCGCGCGCTCATTATCTATGTGCCGACTTCTGATCTGGCTTTCACCAACAGCGGGCGCAAACTGCGAACGGATGATCATGATGGCACGCCGTGGCAGTGGATGCTTGATGCGAACTCCGCCGCACTGGATGACCTGTATTACCTGCACCTGAACGGGCTGCTGAAACATATGTATGCCAAAGGTATTCTGGTGAACGTGGAAAAGTTTAACCATAAGGAATTGCTGGTGGCTTCCTTAAATGATTTTGAAAAGCATTTCAATATCCGCGGTTCCTATTGGTTGTATCTGAACCTGCTGCCTGCGCTGCAGGAATGTGAGGAACTGGAACTGCTGCCACGCATCCAATCCGTGACGGAACCTGATTTTCTGGGTATGAAAAATATTGCGCAGAAGATCTGCGTGTATTATGCCATGGACTGGGGCCTTCGGCGGCTGAATGTGCAGCTGTTCCCGAAAAATGTTTTTCAGGAAACTGTGCATACAGGCGGCAAAACATTGCAGCCGGTGGATAAACTACAGCATCTGGAAACGGCCATGGTTTTTGAAAAAGACTGGAAACGGTACCTGATCGCCCTGGAGCGAATGGTCCGGCAGGCGCAGCAGTACACAGATCCGTACCCCGGGCATATTGTAATTGACAGCGGCATCCGCGGCTGTGATAATTTTATTGATACCTGATGCATACCCTGTATTTGCCTTTGAAAGATGATTATATGTATTTCCCCGAACACCTCGGGGAATGCGATGCCGCGCAGTATGCCGACATGAGCAAACTGATCTTTATGTTTCAGCATGGCGAAATCGGGTTTCAGGAATTTAAGAATCTGGCCGTGTACGCGCTGCTCCGGCTCCGGCCTTCCGGGAAAAAACATCCGGAAATCTTTGAGAATGTGTACCAGCTCGGCTCCCTGGTGGAAACCTTTTTCGATAAAGAAGAAAAAGACGGCCGCGAAGAACTGAAGATCAAGCAGTATTACGTGAATAATCACTTGCCCAAACTGCGGGTGTTCCCCTTCCGCCGGTTCCACGGGCCGGAGGATATCTTTGAAGATGTGGAATTCGGGCAGTATGTGGATGGGCTGGAAGAGTTCATCAACTATGCGGATACCGGGGAAAGCATCTACCTGCGTAAACTCTTTGCCATATTTTATTTGCGCAAAGGCGAACAATACGATCCCAAAACCGCGCGCCAACGTGCCCGCACGATTTTCCGGTTTGTGGATATCCGCCATTTGTACGGATTTTACCTATACTTCTCTGCCATGCAACTGTTTATTATGAGCGGCGAAATCGTGGTGCAGGGAAATTCAATTGACCTCAGTATCATCTACCAATCAGGCAAGGCAGAGAAATCCACAATGCCGGGCATCGGCATGTATGGCGTGATGAATGATATTGCAGAGTCCGGTGTTTTTGGTTCCTACGCCAGCGTGCGCCGCGCTAATTTCTGGGCCGTGCAGCGGCGGCTGTATCAATTGCAGAAAAACAATTTAGAAGAAAAAAAGAATGAGCCCGTCACAACTTAATGTGCTGATCCAGCAACTGAAAGAAACAGATCCCGCTATCAACGCCGCCTGGATGGTGGTGGATGACAGCCAGCTCACCAAGAACCTGGCCGAGCGCGGAGCCTATGAAAATATGTTTCTGGTGGCAGTGCTGCCCAATTACGGTACTACCGGCACGAATGCAGATAATTACCGGACCACTACCCAGGGTATGCTCATGATCCTGGAAAAAACGGATTACTCCGAACTTTCGCAGGAAGAACTGATCGCGGTTTTCGAGCGCACGTTTGTTGTGGCCGAACGGCTCCGCAATTCCCTGCTGGAGCAGGCTACGACCGGCTGCGCGCACTTTCTACGCAACATGTTCGTGGACAGCCTGCAGCTGGAACCGCTATGGAAGAAAGCTGACTGCAACGGCTGGTCCTTAACCTTTGATATTGAGTAATGAATCTACTGGAAGGCAGAAACAGCGATACCGCCATCGAGGAGCGATTTGTGAACCATATTCTGCGTCAGCAGGCCGTGAGTATCATGCGCGACAGCCGGCGCGAAATGCGGGGCTTTACGCAGCCCAAATGGCAACGCGCGAAAATGATTGTGGACAAAAACGAACTCACGTATCAGCATCTTGGTGTTCACCGGTTTGTGGACATGAAAACGCGCAAAACAAAATCCAGGATCGCGGCGACCAAAAAATATAAAGCCAACCGGATTGTGAAGAAAAAAGCCTACCCGATCCATAATAAAGTCATCTTTTCGCATAAGCGTTTCCTGATCAAGCAGCTTTCTTTTGGCTTCACGGATGCCGTAAAATCACAGTTTAAAAAACTCGTGGAACAAAATCAGTAATTCATTTTGTCAGATACCTAAATTTAGGTATCTTTAGCATTATGAAAACACAGGAAACCATTGAACTGTTTGCAAAACTGCCGTGGCTGAACATCAGCGCCTTTGCCGAGCTGGTCGGTATTGAAAAAAATAACCTGAACAAATATATCAAGGGCGACCTTGAAGTGAGTGAAAAGACCTACCGGCGGCTGCTGGAGGGTTTGCGTAAAATAAAGGAAACTCTTCCGTAAATATATTTGGTTATTAGAAATATTGTATTTACATTTACTACGGATTAGTTATTTTATTGCATACTTTTAGTGGTTAAATTTAAGGCCTTGCACGTGCTGCAGGGCTTTTTTTTGTTAGATTTGAGTAAAACTATTTATTATGAGAAAAATTATTTTTTGTTTATTGATTGTATGTGCAGTCTCTTGTGACTTCAAAGACAAAAACGGTAACGCTCCGCTTATTGAAGATGCTGATGGAAATTTAGTTGATAATCCGGATTATAAAACTGCTGAGCAGGAGCATTATGATAAAGTCTTGCAGCCATCGCGAGATGCTTTGAAAGAATCTTTAAAGGATGGTACAGAAGATGTCGTTATTTTCAATGAGCCTACAGTACAAGACCGAGAACATTTTATCACAGTTTTTAAATCAAAAACGTCAGCCCAGGAAATGAAGTTAAGTGGCGATGAGAAAACAACGATTACTTTTATTTCTGCTTTTAATACTCCGTACACTGTTGAACAATTTGATAATTTGCATTATTACGATAAGCTTCGGGAATTGGGCTTTAAGAAAGTGATATTTAGTGATGGTGTTAAAACAACTGGCGAAAAAGATTTGTAAAAAACTAACGATTACTATTGTTTTATTGAAAATAATAAGTATGTTTGCAATGTCAAACAAAATGCTTCGAGGGTAATTCTTTATATTTACTCCGAATTTTTTCGCAATAGCCTGCCTTGGCGAGTAGTGGTTACACCCTCGAGTGTTTTGTTTGACGACCCACGAAAGTCAAGGTTTTTTTGTGGGCTTGTGTAACCTCTTAATTTTTGTGTAAAATGTCAAACAAAACCATTCTCCTCGATGCTCCGGCTGTACAGTCCGGCCGCATCCGCTCCGCCGGCGACACCGTGCGCAACTGGTTTTCCAAACCAAAGAAACATTCCATCTGCAAGTTCGTGCAGGATCACCAACTCCGCTGCCTTCGGGCGCGTACCATGCCCTTCGGTGCCGTGCGCGTTTCCGTGATCACCAAAGAAGGCCGCGAAGTGTACAATTACGATCGCAATTTCACTATGGCGTATCTGGGATTAAAGAATAAATTTATTAGTTAATCAAAAACCATTAGTTAACATGAAAAAAATTCACAAATCCCTGGACCGTGCCACCAAATTATTCAGCATCTACACTCTGCAGCAGGCAGAAGATGTGCTCTTCGAAACTTTCGAACGCGCACACCAGCACAGTGACGGCGATACTGACAGCACGCGGGAAGATCGCGCCGTGGTTCATGCCGAACTGCGCCAGATGCTGCGCCAGCTGCACCGGATCCACCAACATAACCTAAAGAAAAAGAGATGGAAAACAATTCCCCAAAACAATATTACCGAAACACGGTAGACATCCCTACCCTGTTTGATATCATCGAAGCCGGCTGCCTGTGGTACCGTGTGGAAGATGTGATGATCCTGGAAGATGAAGACGCACATGCCGAAGTTCCTTATGATGCAAAAGCCTTTGAGCCGGTAGCACACGAATGATAAAAGATACTCCCGGTCTGCGGGCCGGGTTTCTTTATACCCTTACTGTACATACATTATTTATTTTGTAAAATATATTACCTTTAAATCTCAAATTATCATGAAAAAATTATTCTGGCCACGAATGGCCGCCGCCTTCGTTATTGCCGTTTTTTTATTCCAGATCACCGTCGTGATCCTGTGTGTTTGTAAGTATTATTTTAAAATGCCGTTTTTTTATGGGGGTGGTTAACGGTTCAGGTATTTGCAATGTGGTGGAATTAGAATTCCGTCAGCCGAATACCGCAGAAAAGTAAAATAGAAATTCAAAAGCTCAAATGCAGCACGTCAGTCACCATATTGCAAATACGATGTTACCGGCAGTTCATTCTGTTAGGGTACTGGTTGGCTGTGAATATAGTCAGGTGATTATGTCCGCATTCTTAGAAGCTGGATTTGATGCTTATAGTTGCGATATTTTGCCATGTGAGGGTGAATATCCTGAAAGGCATATTCAGGGTGATTTGCTTGAAGTAATTAATGACGGTTGGGATTTATTAATTGCTCACCCGCCTTGCACGTACATAAGCTACGCAGCAACGGCATACTGGAACCGGCCGGGCAGGGTTTTTAAACGGCTTGAAGCATTAAAATTCTTTGCCCGCATTTGGGAAAGCAATGTAAAACACATTTGCATTGAAAACCCAATGGGCTGCGCCGATGCTATTGTAGCAAAGCACAGCCAAATAATTCACCCTTATTATTTTGGCGATGAACATTTAAAGAAAACGTGTCTTTGGTTGAAAAATCTTCCACTCCTGGAACACAGGAAACAAGATGATTTGTTTGGCGAAAGAACACATATTGATAAACCAGAACCGATTTACATTGATAAGTCGGGCAAAAAAAGATATTTCACCGAAGCAATTAGCGGCACAAACAAAGGTGGTCATAAACGAAGTAAGTCTTTCCCTGGTATTGCTTCCGCTATGGTTGACCAATGGGGTGGTGTCGTTTTGAACTGCCGATAACGGTAAACGGCTTTGTGTCGGTGTGGCACAACATATAACTAAAATTTAAAATACAAACAAATATGAATACTAAAAATAAAACTTCAAATGAAAACTTCAATGCCACATCGCACAAAACCGATGTTAGGCGAAGTTGCAATATCGTACCATACGGAGAAGAAGAAAGATTGTGTAGGACTTGTGGTTATGTGTTATGGGAAGATAAAGGAAAAAGTAATGAAGAAATAATAAATGATATGGCAAAAAATGGCTATCCTAAGCCTGATTGTATTGGCAATTTCGCCTAACTCGCAGATTGACGAACATTCCAGCTGCAAACGCTTACAAACATTTAAACACTTTACCCTCAATCAACCCCACACCTTCTCCGTGCGGGGTTTTCCTTTTTAATGTAACGCGGCAATTGCCGCCGCCTGCCGTCCTTTGTTTCAAATTGTAAAAAAGATGAAAACAAAAGTCCTGGAATTTCTTAAAAATCCGCCTGTTGCTCCTGCCGAACGCTACAATCAGGCAATGGCGCTCGCCGTGGAAAGCCAGATTTCCCCGCAATTGCTCGCCCGCTACAATCGCCGCGGCGCTACGGTCAACAATGCCGAAGCCCTGGAATATGAGCTGCAGCGCTACCACAATATTTCCGCCGTGGATGTCTCGCTATACGAGCTACAGCCAGAAACAACCGTAAATGAGCCTGAACCTGAAACCGGATCAACTCCGCAGCTTTCCGATGTACAGCTGGATCCGTTCCGCCATGTCCTGAAGGATATGAACGATAACCAGAAAGCCGGCCTGCGTTTCCGTGAACAGTACCCGTTCCTGCGCGAAAAAGATACGCCCAACGAACTGAAGGTGCTGGCCGCCGATGCCATCACCAGCTTCGAGGATTACAAAGCCAAGCATCAGGACCTCTTTGATGCGCTGGTGGATGTGGCTGAACCCAAACTGACCGAAGCACAGGTATTTGAAACAGCCAACAGCCTGCTGGAAGATTTCGAAACCAATCGCGCCGTTCATGCCGAGCTGGAGCATTACGCCAAAGAAAAACAGATCCTCGGCGAACACGAGATTTTCGGCGACCTGAAACTGGAGCGCGAAGTGGCCGCGATTGAGCCGGAGAAACTCGGGCAGTCCCGCAGCAACGCCGCTTCCCAGGTGACCAAAAAGAAAAAGAAGCTGGAAGCCGCCAAAACAGCGGAAGAGAAAGCCGAAGCCAAAGCAGAACTGGCGTTCTGGGAAAAGAAAAGAAGCCTGATCGATGAGCGAATCAAGCCCGCCAAAGAAAAATAAATTCTTCGATCTGGGAGAAATACGGAAAACACCTTCTGAAAAAAAAGAAGGTGTTTTTTCCACATTCCTGAACCGGCACATGGAAAGGATTGACCGGGTGAATGACCTGGTGCGGATTCCGCAGGAGGGCGAAGTATTTTTTATCTACACAGAAAACGCCTTCAATGCTTTCACCTTCATTCCGTGGCTGGCCGAGCGGTATTTCATTCAGGAAATACATGCCAGCACTTACTCCATTTCCCGCCGTGTGGTGGAAGCACTGCAGCAGCTGCACACAGCCGGCCGCATTGGCGAAGTCACCCTGCTCATTTCCGACAGTATGGTGAAGCGCAATCCGCTGACTATTGATGTACTGGAAGCCGTGGTGAAATCAAATGCCGCCTTCCGGACCATCTACACCTGGAACCACAGCAAAGTAACCCTCCTGCATGCACGGCTGGATGAAGTGGATTTTCATCTCGTGCTGGAAGGTTCCGGCAACTGGAGCGAAAACGCCCAGATTGAGCAGTACACGCTCACCAATTCCAAAGAAGTGTATGACTTTTTTAAAACAATGTTTGAAAAATAAAACCTTATGAAATTACCTATTGCCACAGCCGTGGATGTTGCCATGAGCGACCAATATATCCCGCCAACCGCCGAACAGGAACAGCAGGCACTCGCTGCCTATGCCGTTCGCGAACTGGAAGCCCTGCAGCAGCGCAAATCCCTGCGCATCGTCGTGAAGAAACCCGGTTTCGTGGAACGTCACAAAATGAACACGAAAAACTTTTTCAAAAAAATGGCAAAGCCCAAAACCAAAGTAAAAAGGATTCCCCTGGCCGGATCCGCCTTTCATAAATGATAAACGACATACGGCTTTCCCAGGAAGAACTGGAACAGGTGGAACAGCTTGCCGGTGCCGGCTATGGCCCCGAGCGTATCGCTGTGTACCTGGGTGAACCGGTGAAAGCCTTCATGAAAGAGTGGCGCAACCCAGAAAGCCTGATCCGCTATCACTATGACCGCGGCGTGCTGCTCACGGATGCCGAAATCGGGATGAAACTGATGGAGAATGCCAAGGGCGGCAACATTACCGCCGCGCAGCAACTCGCCAAAATTCGTTGGGAACAGTTCCTGAACGATGCCAAAAACCAAATATATTTCAGCAGTGAAGTGGACGGATTATGATATAAGTTACCTGTATGAATGGGCGGAAAACGGCATGCCGATGACGGCCCCGGCCGAGTTCATTAATTATGTGAATATGCTCACGCGCATTTACAATATGCGCATGCGGTTTGACAAGTTTGGCGAGAAAGAAGCCATCATCAATCACCTGGTGGTTTTTGAGCCGGAGATCAAAGGAAACCGCTTGGTGGCGCTGCGCCTCTTCAATGAGTCGATGGAATATTTCTATGGCTCGCAGGAACTCACGAAAAACGCCTTCCGGAACCGCTATGCCGACGATCTGGAAAAAGACTACACACTGGCGCGAAAACTTGCCCAGAATGTGGCTGATCTGGAAAAAGCCAGCAAAATACTGGAACGCGCAGCCAAGATCCGCCAGCTGGATGTGGAAGATAAAGAGGAGATCACGAATGAAATGATGAACAAACCCTTCAAGGTGTACACCTTTGATACTTCGCACTTTGAGATCGGGAATGAAGATCCGGAGAAAACAGCCGCCTTCATCGAAGAGAAGCTGGAACAAATGTCGCCGAAAGCCATCGAACGGATCAAGGAGGAAGCGCTGCTCAGCCTGCCGGTCCGCGTGTTCCAGGAAGACACAGAAAACCCACGAAAAGACAAATAATGAAGCGCTCTGTAATTTCAGTCAAGGAAATGGCCGATACAGAACTGCGTTTCTGCTCGTGGCCGAAAATGCTCGCAGACCTGATGCAGCCGAAAAACCTGTTCATGGTGCTGGGCCGCGGTACCGGGAAAACAACCGATATCCTCGCCGAGCGCACCATGGACATCTGCTATGATATGCCCGGCTGCTATATTGCCATCGTGGGGGATACCTATACGAACCTGTTGAAAAACGTGGTGCCTTCCCTGATCGAAGGCTGGAACCGGAAAGGCTGGGTGGAAGGCCAGCATTACGTGGTGGATCAGCCGCCGCCGAAGCACTGGAAACGGCCCTACAAGGCGCCGCAGACCTACAAGCATACCATTTCCACTTTCCTCGGTAATTTTTTCAATTATATTTCCATGGATACGCCCAGCTCCGGCGCGGGAAACTCCTACCAGCATATCACGGGCGACGAAACCAAGTATCTGGAAAAAAAGAAGATAGACCGCTTGTTTCCTGCCCTGCGCGGGGATTCCACCATCTTCGGGCACTCGCCTTTCTTTCTGGGAGCTACGTTTACGACGGATTACCCCAACGTGATCATGCCGGGCGAATACGACTGGATCATGGACCGGGAAAAGAGTATGAACGTGGAGCATATCCGCGCCCTGCTTTCCGTTTCCATGGAACTGAACAAGGCGCATGCAGACTGGATCCGCTACAAACGCAAGCGCAATACAACACTGGCCAAAAAAACCGAAAACCTGATCCGCCGTTTGCGCGTGAAGTGGTACGCCCTGCGTATGGACAGTACCTTCTTTTACGTGGTTTCCTCTTTTGCGAACCTGAATATCCTGCGGCTTAACTATTTTGAGACCGCGCTGGAATCTTTGGGCGTGGAAGAATTCAATACTTCCGTGCTCTCTATGCCGCCACAGGTGGAAGCCGGCCAGAAATTTTATGTCGGGTTTGATGAGGAAAGGCATGTGTATGATGACGGCCTGATCCTGGATTTCTATAAGCGTTACAATACCGGCGATGATGCCAAAACTACATCTGCCGCGCTGAAGTATTGCGACCCCGGCAAACCGCTGGAACTCGGCATTGATTTTGGCGATATGATCAGCATGGTCATCGGCCAGACCAAAGGCCGGGATGTCTTCGTGCTGAAAAATATATACACCCTTGCGCCGGAAGGTTCGCGCGAGCTGGCAGACAAGTTTCTCAGCTTTTTCGAAGATCACCGGAATAAACGTGTAATCCTGTATTATGACCGGTCCGGGAACCAGTACAGCAAAGTGGGCCGCGACTGGGCCACGGAGATCAAAAACTTCATCGAAAAGAATCCGGACGGCAGTTCCACAGGCTGGAGCGTGATGCTCATGAACCGGAACCAGCAGACCATTTACCAGGAAGAAGAATTCAAGCTCTGCAAAAACATTTTTCAGGAAAATTACAAGCGGCTGCCGCGTGTGCAGATAGACAAATACCAGTGCCGTGAGCTGATCAGCAGCATGAACGTGGCAAAGCAAATCATCAAGTCCGATAAGAAAGGCGCGAAACGCATCCACAAAGATAAAAGCTCCGAAAAGCTGCCAATGGCCAAGCGCCCGATGTTTTCAACGAACATGAGCGATGCCTTTAAGTATTTCATTTACCGCCCCGAATGGGTCAACGAGCAGAACGGCCGCAACTTCGAAATGAGCGATCCGGAAGTGATGGGGTGATGATAAAGTTCTTATTTATAATTGTTACAATTAACGTAATTTTGTGATACTTTGTCCGTGGAACTTTATATCTTTGTTTTGAAAATGAAACAACCCCGCGTTTCAGCGAGGTTGTAGTTTTTAAAAATTATTAATAAACAGTAGTTTCAACACAACTACTGCCCAGTTTAATTCTATTTTTAGTAGAACACGGACTGGGATCCGTTTCTTTCTTTTTTTACTCATTTGTAAAGAAAAAACGTTAAACATTTGCTATTTTATTAAATTCCTGAGGTGGCCGCCTCGGGAATTTTTTTTATTAGCACGATTTACACTGTTGTGATTTACTTTTGGCGTACTTATTTATTTGATTTTTACTCAATAAGCACATAGATGAGTAATCAACTGGTGTAAAAATAAGACAAATAATGTGAGATTAAACAGTCAAATAAAGATGCAAAGTGAACAAGATTTGAACATTGACCTATAAGGCGTTGTATATCAGTTGTTTTAAATGTAGATAAGTCGTAATACTCATGCGTTTAAATGCCTGATAATGAACTAAAATGCCTAAATTAGCTCTATGGAAAACACAGCCCACACTTTCAAAAACCTGCAGGTTTTGGCAGATGCTCGCAATGCGGTGCGCGGAAACCTAAAATCAAAATACCAGGAAACGGTGCGGCCTTTCATCAATGTAATTGAAAAAGTAGCGGCCGCCAATACTGAAAATCATTTTGAAGCCATGAAAAGAATCCAGGATGACGGCGGTCTGATCAATGGTGAAGAAAGCAAGCTGCTCATTTTTTCCGCCGCGCTGATGGAAATCGTGGAGGAAAAGAATTTGAAAATTTAACACCATGAGCAACAAAAAAAGAATTCAAAAGAAAAGGCAGCAACTAAAAGATGCTGCGCCGGTGGATTTGCACAATTTTAAAGTCACGCCCGATCTGGTGGAAATGCTTAAGAAAATTACAGAAGCCAGCCGAAAGGCTGTACTTGATTTGTCTAAGATAAAACCCCGGCAGCGGGAAGGAATGATGGCTATTGAAGTGGACAAAGCAGGCAACAGAAAAACTGTATTTGCTGGAAGCAGAGAATATAAAGGGAATTCCTAACCCCGGCGAGCGCTCCGCGGCGAAGCCGGAAAATTTTTTTTAAGCGTTTGTAAACGGGTACACCCAAATAAAAAACCGCCATTGCTGGCGGTTTCGTTGTTTCTGTTATTCCCACAAACGTCGGGCAAGTTCTAAATTCTTTTGCGCTTCGTTTACTTCTCTTTTAGCATATTGCAAGCTCATGGAATGGCTCCGCGGTATTGTTCCCGCCTTCATGCCTTCATGTTTCGCCTTGGCTGCTTCCAGTTTATACTCAAAATATTCAATGCTTTCAGGCATAGACAAATTTATATCCTTTGCTCGGCGTTCCCAATAATCAGCCTTTCCTTCATGCGCCGCTGCTTTTTCGCTCATGGCTACACTTTTGCCCATGCGGTTCCAGTTTCTTTCAATCAGGGCGCGGTGGCGCTGCTCGCTGTGGTGCCCTATTTTAATAGGCTCTGCCAGCGCCAGAAAATCCCTTCCTTCCTGTGATGCTTCGTAAAATTCGGTGCTTTTCTTTTCCGCTGCGGCTGCCCAGTTTTGGTATCTCTCCGCCTTCGCTGCGGCTCGGGTCTGGGCGTTGGTTCCATCTGCGCGGATCACGGAATAATAAAAAAAGCCGTCGCGCTCATAGATCAGATTAAATACTTCGCTTTCGTTTTCCTTGCCGTATTTGGTTGTAACTTGTATTAAGTCGCCTTTCGCGTGGCGTTCTGTGCATTTGGCTAAAAATACGTTAGGACAAAATTTTGAATAAGTGTTCATAATATTAGATTTTGTTTGTAATGATAATTTGATTTTTTGCTACGGTGATTTTCACATCTTCGCCGATCTGAAACCCTGCTTCCTGCACCCATTTCCCCGAAATATTTATTTTTGGCACTGGCTTTTTATTGGTGAACAGGTAGCCGATCTTTAATTTTCTAAAATTCATAATCGGCAAAATCTGAAGGTTCGTTATTATAGTTCAGGAAATAAAAAATAATTGCCTGGGCTTTCTCCTTTTGTTCCCTCCTTCCCTCGTGTTCCGCCAGCTTTTTAAAATACTGGTAGTCAATCCAGTTAAAGAATTTAGAAAATCCGTTTTTTCGCAATTCGTTAAAAACGATATCAGAAGTTTTTTGTACTTTTGTGGTTGAAGTCATGATGATTTTTTTTAAAAAATTGTTGTGGATTAGTCCCCTTTGCATCGTCACTGCTTTGGGGATATTTTTTTTAGGTGGTTTTTATCCTTCCTTTTCCGTTTTCGCTCGCAAAAAATTGCGCTTTTCCTTTTTTATTACCCTGTCCGCTGCTGGCAATATTGCCGGCTTTTTTTTCTGATCCACCGGCGCGGCTCCGGTGGCTTGATTTCTCCGTAAATGCTTCATTCTGTGTTACTTTAGTAACATAAATTTACAAAAATAATTTGATAAAATACCTAAAATTAGGTATTTATTTTATACTGAAGTGTATTTTTATAATCATTCTAAATAATTGATAAACAGCCATATAAATCCAGTTTTCAGTATTACAAATTATTTCAAAAAATCATAAAACACTGATTTACAACGAAAAAACGTCTGCCCACTCGGAAAGGCGTTTTTTTGTGTGAAGCTGACCCCGACGCCGCCGAGTTGCTAAAATCCAATTGCCGAGGCTCGATTTTTTCGGAAATATGGCGCAAACGCCCACCAGCAGGGCATTTGCGGCAATTGCCACGGCATTTTTGCGGGAGCCGCACCCATTCCGCGCCCCGCGCGCCCCCACCATTGGTGCAAAGCGTTTAATGTAACGCCATTGCCCACCCTCCTTCAGTAATCTTGTGGAAATATTTGGGCATGGCAAAAGTTATTTCAGATGAGATCCTGAAACTGAAAATTATCGTGAACGGCGACGAGGCGCAGAAGCGTGTCGTCGATCTGGAATTGGCAAATAAGCGGCTGGGCACTACACTAAAAGATCTGCAGCAAAAGCAGCAGCAGCTGAGCCGACAGCGGAAAAAGGATTCCGATGAGTATAAAGCAAATGAGCGGGCCATTGCCAGCCTTACACAGGCAATAGCAGATAATAAGAGGAAGATCGATGAGGAGATCAAGGCCATGGACATCATGAGCCTTACGATGGAGCAACTCCGCAGGCGCGCCAATGACTTGCGCCTGCAACTGAACAATATGAACCCCAACAGTCCGGAGTTCGCGCTTGCCAATGAGCAACTTGCCAGGATCAACGGCCGTATGGGTGAACTTCGTAATGGTGCCAATGCTTCTGCCTCTTCTATCCAAAACCTTGCTGGAAAGTTTAACCATTATAGTGGCATCCTGACTGCTGCACTGGCTACGCTTGCCGGTGTAGCCGTATCTATTCAGTCAACCATCGACCTGAACAATAAGCTGGCAGATGCACAGACCGCAGTGGCCAAGACTACCGGCTTGAATACGGAAGAGGTTAAAGAATTAGGGATGGCTTTCTCTGAATTTGATACCAGGACATCACGCATGGATTTATATAAGATTGCGGAAACTGGTGGCCGCCTCGGTATTCCGCAGCAGGAGATTAAGGATTTCGTGCGTGAGGTGGATAAAGCGAATGTGGCACTCGGTGACGGTTTCGCAGGCGGTGTGGAAGCGGTGACCAATACGCTCGGGAAACTAAAAGGATTGTACCGGGAAACCAAGGAGCTGGATATGGCAACGGCGATCAATCAGATTGGTTCCGCCATGAATGAGCTCGGTGCTGCCGGTGCTGCTTCCGAGGAGAACATTGGGGAGTTTGCGCTGCGGCTGGGTTCGTTACCTGATAAGCTGAAGCCGACTATTGCTGAAACATTGGCACTGGGTGCAGCGTTTGAGGAAAGCGGATTGGACGCGGAACGTTCCTCCACTGCGTATTCCACCTTTGTGCGGTCTGCTGCCGTGAATGCTGAGAAGTTTGCCAAGGTCATGGGTATATCCAAGAAGGAAGTGCAGGACCTGATGAACACCGATCCGCTGGAGTTCTTCCTGAAGTTTTCGGAAGGCGCAAAAGGTCTTGATACCACGAAGCTGGCTGAGATGCTGGAGTATCTTAAAATCAATGATCAGTTCGTCATTAAGGCGATTGGTGCCGCTTCTGAAAACACGGACCGGTTCCGCAAGAGTATTGATTTATCCAACCAATCATTACAGGAAGCCACCTCTTTGCAGAATGAATTTAATAACGTAAACAATAATGCAGCTGCCATTTATGACAAAGTGAAGAAAAAGATGCTCGGCATGTTCACCAGTGATACGGTAGCGAAAGCACTTAATTATATTATCGCATCATTCGGAAAGATGATCGGGGCCGTGGATGATGCTGATGGTAAATGGAGGGCCATCGGGCAGACAATCGCATTTGTAACGAAACTGTTTGTAATAATCGCGGCCGGTGTCCTTTCTTTCAATGCGGCCGTTGCGATCAGTAACCTTACACTTGCAACTGCGAAGGAAAGGCTGTTAGCTTACACCGTTATTCAGAAATTAAACAATGCCCTGAATGCTTCCGGTGCTGTTGTGCAGAACCTTGTTACAGCATCAGTGGCGCGTGCCCAGCTTGCTTACGCAATCCTGACACGGAATACTGCATTGCAAACAGCAGCACAGGCAAAACTTAACCTTGTTACAAAGGCGAGCCCGTGGGGTATTGTCCTTGGTCTGGTGGCTGCTGCCACAGCTGCCTACGTACTGTTTGCTGAAAAGACTGATGAACTTACTGCTAAGCAGAGGATATTAAATGATGTCCGTTCTACTGCTGCACAGAAGGTATCGGACGAAAAAAATGAAATTGAGAAACTCGTTCAGATTGCCAGAAGTGAAACAGCCAGCAATGAACAACGTGCTGAGGCGCTGAGAAGGCTCAACAACATAATTCCGGACCATATTGGATTGCTCAACGCGCAGAATATTAAAACGGCTGAGGGCGTGGGCATCATTAATAAGTATATCGAAGCGCTCAACAAAAAGGCGTATGCCGAAGCGGTCAGCGAGAAGCAGAAGGAGCTGATTAAAAAGCAGATTGATATTCAGGGTAAGCCGATTGAAAAAGGCTGGCAGGACATGGGCGGTGCCGGCACTTGGCTTGAGCAAAAGCTGAACAGAGGCAACCTGCTGCGGGATATGTCGATTGAAGATGCCAAGCGAATAGATGCGATGGTGAAGGTTGCGGATGTCGAAAAAGAGTTGGCGAAGTATGTTCCTATCGTGCGCGATGCCTACCGATCGCGGCGGGATGCTTTGCGGGCAAACACCACGGAATTAAAGGCTATTAATGCAGAACAAAAGAAACTGATCGCTACTGATCCGGGTTCGGTTCTTGGTTCAATGGATGGCGGTTCGTCTACTTATATAACGCCGGGGAAAGAAGTCAAAGAGCCAAGGAAAAAGAAAAACAGCGCTGCAGACGCAGCTGCCAAAAAATGGGAGCGCGAAAAAGAAGCCATGCTGAAACAGGGCGAACAGGCTGAACAATTGGCTATTCAGCTGCAGATTGACCGGCAGAATGCACTGGCAGAGCTGGAAACCGACTGGTATGCCCGCGAGCGTATGCAGATCGTGGCGGAAGGTGAGCAAAAGGTTGCCGACCTTCAAAAGAAAATGTACACCGATGCAGAGTTCAAAAAGCTGGATAACATTATCTCCAAAACCAAAGGACGAGAGCAGCAGGTCTTTCAGGCTATCAAAGCACAGTGGATTGAAAACAATGCTGATCTTGAACAGTTGCAGATCAGCGCCCAGGAAACCACCATGCTCAAACTTCGTGCACTGGAGGAAAAGCGCTATCAGGAACAGCTTAAAAAAGAAAAGGAGCAGCTGGATGCGCTTATCAAAGCCAATCAGGAAGCGATCAATAAAGGTTTAGCCGAAAACTCCACCGTGGAAGGCTTGAAAAGTCTGCTGGGCAGTTTAGGATACACCGAGGAAGCGCTGGGTAAAATTCGCACCTGGAACGAAGCCAAGGCAGAGCTGGAGAAATATTACAATGAGCGTTCTTTGGAAGAGCAGATCAGGTTCCTGCGCGGCAAGGTTGCAGTCCTGCAGTCGCTGATGTCGTTGGATCCAACCAAGATCACGCCGGAGCAGTTGGAGGTATTGAAAACCTATTCCGCAGAGATTGATAAACTGCTGGGTGCTAAGAATGCTTTGGGGAATGGGAAGGACACAAAAGATCCATTTTCGTCTCTTGCTTCTCTTGGCAGCACCGACCTGCTTGGTCTAAACCCCGAGCAGTGGCAGGCGATGTTCACCAACACCGATAAGCTGGAGGAAAACATGCTGAAAGTAGCGGCTGCGGTTCAGGTTGCACAGAACATGTTTGCCACGTATGCCAGCTTTGTGCGTGCCAATGAAGAAAGCATGCTGCGCAAAGCTGAATCAGCCAACGAACGGAAAAAACGAAGCCTGCAAAGGCAATTGCAGGAGGGATACATCAACCAGGAAACCTATAAGAAACTCACTCTGGAAGCAGATGCGGAACTCGAAAAAAAGAAAGCCGAAACTGCTTACAAGCAAGCCAAGCGCGAAAAAGCGATGGCCATTGCGCAAACCGTAACCAATACAGCGGTGTCTGTAATGAATATGCTTCGGTCTGCTCCATGGCCTGTGAACCTGGTGATGGCAGGGCTTGCAGGTGCAATGGGTGCCGTGCAGGTTGCTACGATCATGCGCCAGCCATTACCCGAAGTTTCCGGTGCTGAAGACGGTCTCTACCCTGTCCTTCGCCAGCAGGATAAGAAGCGTTTCAATGCCCGGCGGCAAAACCTTTCAACCGGCATGTACAGGGAACCGACCATCCTCGTAGGTGAAGCCGGGCGCAATGAGCCGGAAATGGTAATCGACGGCAAAACAATGAAACGCCTCAAACCAACCACCATTCAGCTGCTGAACAGGGAAATTGCCCAGGTGCGCGGCTTTGAGCAGGGCTTATATAAGGAAAATATAAGCTCGTCCGGCAATGATGAGGTGATGGTTATGATGATGGCGACACTCAACCGGATGAACACCACCCTGGACAATATGCAGAAATACGGCATCAGCGCAAAAATTGAAAAGACCGCCCGCAATGGGAAGGAAGCAAAGGAAATGATCCAGGAATTCGATGATATTAAAAACAGAAATAAACATTAAGATATGCCACCTAACAGCAGAATAAGACCGGCAACACAGACCGTTTCATGGAACCGGCAGGGCGTGCCACCAACAGTTCAGCAGCTTGAAATCATTATTAATGAAATCGACACTGTCGATTATGTTCAGTTCTATATCAATTTCGAAAATACGGAAGTGCAGTGGCTGCATGCTCCTTCGCAAAATGGCAGTTCTTACATACCTTTTGATTTTGGATCAGCTTATCTGGACTTAGCTTTGCAAAATACGGAGCTTCTACCGAGTGGCACCTACTATGCAACCGTTGTGGTCGAACTTTCGAACGATACGGGTTACTTTAATTCATTCGATGCTTTAATTGCCCTGAACTTATCCGGAATTGGTCCTACGCAAATAGCACCGGAGCAAAATTTATATAATGTTGTTTTCAACAGATCGGATAATACGCTAAGCGGTGAAACCACCATTAATATTGTTAATAATACAGGCGGTGAATTATTAAAGTTTTGGCAGAACTCCAACGTATTTGCTCCGGCATCTGGTTTTACAGACTCGTTTAGTCTTGCAGAAGATCCCGGCAATCCTTTAGCATCCAATCCTCTGCTGCCGGCCACCGGAAATATCAATATTCCCGCGAAAATCCTGAAAACGGATGATACTTTCGTCGCAGGTTTCACCATTAACCTGACAGTTGTGGATGGCGGCATCAGTGTGCAGCCTTCCAGCCTGGCTTTTGAAGTTTTTAAGTTTGCCACGGAGCAAACGCAGAATTTGAACGTAATCAATCCGTTGAATCTGGAATTTACTATTGAAGATGTGCCTTCATGGCTTGCTGTTTCGCCGCTGGCGGGTAATTCTAGCCAGAATGTTTCGGTTTCCACCAGTACCACAGGCTTGGCAACGGGAAATTATACTGCAAATCTTAAATTTGTCGCAGGAAGTAAAAATGTATTGGTTCCGGTAGCACTGTCGCTTAAAGGTTTTGTGGAAGTGGACGAAGTAAGTGAGTTTTGCCTTGACCTGGCGCCCATTATCGTTAATAAGAAGACTGAGAATGCATATTTTGTCCGTTTTTCGGTGGTGGCGCAGTATCAGCTGATGGGAAAGCCGCTTTCTATTGAAAGACAATACATTGTGCCGTATTTTCAGGAAAAAGCGCAATTTGATATCGGAAAAAAACTTCATCGGTTTTTTCCCCGCTGGAAAAAGCAATTATTTGACCTGGTTGGTAAAGTTGACTTTATGAAAAAGGTTCATGCGGCACTAACCGTTGAAGAATTGGACGAAAACCGCAATATCCTGTTCTCGCAGGAGTTAAATCCGCTGCGCCTGTTCCCGGGAAAAAAACCGGCTGCCTATCCGTTGCTTTCCACGGTAACAATGCGGAAAATCAATACATCATCCATTCTTTTCGTCAGCACCGCCGAGGGTGATTTAATTAAAACGGAAAAACGCGGTGTCGTTTCGGATATAGAAGATTTTGGCGGCACACTCGTTTATTTTGCCGAACTTCCTGCCTCGTATGGTGTCGTTCATTTGCAATGGGAAAACCAAAATCTTGCGCCGGAGTGGTTCACCTTCACAGGCGAATACAGATTGTCGCCGGAGTTCAACCATATTTATGCGCGGGACATATTTCGGGATCAGAACGAAAAATACGATGTAACGAAAGTAAATACACTTACCATTTCTACCGGACCGTTCCTCTCATCTGAACGCGAAATGATGACGGCCCTGATTGAAAGCCGGATCAGCTTCCTGAAGATCAGCGAGCGCGTGTATCGTTGTTTTAATATCACCAAAAAGAACGTTGAGCTGGATTCAACAGAAGAAATCATCAGCCGGGATCTTGAATTTTTAATTGTGGAAGAAAATGGAAATTAAATTTTTTACCGGTGACCGGATCCTGGATTTAACGGGGCAGAAAATCAGCAGTCAGGAATCCAACTCGCGCATGAATGACAAGATGTTTTCGAAATTCTTTTTTCCATTTGAAATATATATGAACGAAGAATTCCATCAGTCATTTGGCGATTATGAGAGTACCGACTCGCTTAATCTTCAGAATAACTTTGAAGGTTTGCTGCTCTGGGAAAGCAGGATCCATAAAGCAAAGTTGCAGCTACTAAGTATTGAAGGGCGATTTCTCACGGGCCAGATTGATTTTGGCTTTGAAGATTTGCCGAATTTTGATAAAAAGCTGGCAGAACTTCCGCTACATAATTTTAAGGTAACCGACATCTACGCCTATGCAAAAAGCATCGCCGGCAAAAAATATCCGGAAACAGACTTTAACTTCCCGCGGATGTACACCACCAAATATCCGCCGGATCAGGCGTTATGGGATGCGTTCGACGGGTATTATAATGACTTGAAGCCGGACGGCTCTGAAATGCGCCGCAACTACATTGATGATCAGGGCAACATTTTTAATGTGAACATCCTGCACCCGACTCCGCATTTTCTATACGTGCTGAAAACAGGTTTTGCCGATGCCGGGCTTACTCTGGCTGGCGACATTCTCACCGATCCGATTTTCAGCCAGCGGTGGATCTTTTCCGGCACAGAATATTTTTCCAGGCTAACACAGTTACGAACGGCATTATCGGTGAATATGCATGAGTATGATACTTATTTTGTCCCGGTTGCGATCTTTGACAAACCGATGACCATTGCCAAAAAAGGCCGCTATAAAATTGTCGGCAGTTTTTTGCTGGAAGGTATCAAAAGCAGCCGTTTGGCGGGAGTAGGAATGAACGGTGCATTTATCTGGAGTGTTGGGGCAAATACTTATAATTCCCACCGTGTGAACTTTAATATAGACCTTACGACCACTGCAGATAATACAGTGATTTATTTTCATTTGGAACGCGCTTTTAAAAACAATGTGACCGAGCCGGTAATCATTGCGGAAATTATCGGCGAGTCCCTGGAAGAGCCGGCCGAGGGCGAAGATAACGGCGTCATTACCAACCTGAATGAAGTAAACCTGACCCGTGCCGTACCGGATATGACCTTTGGCGAGTTTGTTAATATAATCCGTAACCGCTTTAATTACGATGTGGATGTCGTGGATAATGTAATCTATATGAACAGGCTGGGCGCCCGCGTGCCGGAAAATGTTCGCGACATGCAAGCCGCCGAAGTGGATATTCGCGCAGTTAAGCGTACGCTCTTGGGTAAACGTTCGTTTCTCTTGCGCGCACCCGAAGACGAGAAGAAGCCCGAAAACAGCATGTATTATGATGCGACCGGCGCGTTTCTCAATAAACCACCATTGCAGGAAACCACCATCATCGAAGCAAACTGCATTATCATTAAGACCGGTGTTGCCAAACCACAGGGTTATGATACCGCAATAATCAAAAAAGACACTTCCGATGCACTGCAGCTGGTGTATTACGATGGTCTGACCGGTGTGCAGAATAACGCAAAAAATCCGCCGGGCGCAGACTTTCCCGAGTTGTTTTACACGCATTGGGAAAAGTGGCTGCGGCAGCGGATTCTCGGCATGGAATATCAGTGGAAGTTTTACTGGCCGGCGGATCTTTTTGAAGCGACAATCAAAGATTATATTTTCGCCTACAATAACATCCATAATATAAAGTCCTGGACTAAGGATCTGGTGGAAGACACGTATGAGATCGATATGATCACCGAAACGATTATTTAATCGTCAAGTAAATGCACGGTCTCCAGTGCGGAGTCATTGGCAAGGTGCACATAGATCATTGTAGTCTGAATGTTGGAATGGCCCAGCAGCAGCTGCAGATCGTGCACCTTTCCTCCGGCTTTCAGATAGTTGGTAGCAAACGTGTGGCGGGCGACGTGCAGTGTGAGTTTCTTTTTAATGCCCAGGAATTTGGCAATTATTTTCAGGTGCTCGTTTATTTTCTGCTGCGTTATGAATTGGCGGAACAGCCGCGAATCATTTTGCAGGATTGCCTTCGCGTTATTGTTCAGCTTCATGTCCTGCTGCTTCTGCGTTTTTACTGTTTTAAATGAAATATAATCCGTCAGCTCATCGCGGCGGAGGTTTCTGATGTCGCTGATTCTCATGCCGGTATTGTAAGCAAACATGAAGTAACCGAGGGACAGCTTCCAGTTATCCTTAATGTATTCCGAAAACAGATAACCTTTAAGCTTCTTGATGTCTGCCATATCAATGGCTGTTCGGTTCCCGCTGCAGCTGCCCGGTTTCAGGTCATCAAGATCCAGATTAAGCAGGATCCCGTAGCGCTGTGCTGTTTTAAGGTAATGCTTTATGATCTTAATGTTGGAGTTCTCCGTGGTCTTATTGTTTCCCAGCTTCCGCAGATGTGCGCGGTAGGTGTTAATGAATTCAAAATCTATATCGGTGAACGGAATCACTTCCTGGTACGTGCGAAGCTTCTTGTGGATGCTCTTATGTTTTTTCAGCGTGTTGGGGTTGGCGCACTGTTTTTCGATTTCATTGATCATAAAGGAATTGAAATCGAAGCTGGGTGTATTGTTAAAGTATTCCGTGAGGAAACTATCCAGGCTCATTTCCTTTTTGGACAGGAAATAAAATGTTTTGATCTTGGTCGCCTTGGATGCCATATTATCCAGGATCAGGTTAATTTCCGCATCATCTTTCGTGCGCTGTTCTTTGCGGTCCCAATCTTCGGGACGGCAAAAGTAGCCGGTATAAATTCTTTTTCTGGTTTTATTGATGGTTACTGCATAGATAATTTGGGCAGTGCCGTCTGCACCGGTATAATCGTGCAGGTAAAATCGGGTTTTCATGGCGCAAAATATTTTTTTGCGGCTGAGTTCGAAAATCAGGTCATCATTCAT